ATTTTATAGAATTAAAAATTCTTATTATTTCATTTTTATCTTTATCATTTATCCTATCCCATTCATTTTTATCAATTGGAATATAAATAAAATTACAAATAAATTTTCCATTATTAATTCCCAATCCCTCAATTTCATATGTCTTAGCAAACGGTTCTATCGTTATTAATAATATTTCTTTATTCAAATAAACATGTTCTCTTATATTTCCAGTGATATATTCAACAGTTGATATAATCATATCAAAAATAATATCAATACTTCCATCCTTATTTTCAATATGATAATAATTTTTATTATTTCTGGTAATATTCATATTTAAAATAATTTCGTGTTCATTATCATTTTCATCAATATGAGTAATAATGGCTTTTGGGTATTTTTTACAATCTAATTCTAAATAAATAGGTTCTTCATAATCTTTTAAGAAAATTTGAATTTTCTTTTTCTTTTTATTGAAATATTCGGAATAAGAAATATCTAAATTGAATGTATGATTAATTATTGCTTTTGTTGAAGATGGTTTCATCAAATTTGAAAGAAAATCTTTAAATAACTTACTATTAATGATTTTATCGAAAGTTTTCTCCCAATTTTCATAATCACAATCAAAATTCTGAAAAGCACATCCCTCATTATTCAAAAGCTTATTATAAGCATTTGTTGCATCTGTAAATTCTTTAATCTTCTTTTTTCTTTCTTCTTGATCTGTAATATTATTGAGCTTATCAGGATGCGATTTTAAAGCAATTTTTCTATAAGCTTTTTTAATTTCATCAGTAGTAGCATTAATATTAATATTCAGAATTTCATAAGGATTTTCAATCATTTATATTTAAAACAATAATATTTTTTAAATATAAAATGAATGCTAGTTATTTAAATAACTATATTGATATATGTATAGGTTCTAATGGATCTCATTATGATGTAGCAAAGGTAATATATGAACTCATCAAAGATAAATTTATTTATTCTGGTAAAAATATTTGGAAATATATTGAAAATAATGAACATTTTATTGATGAAAAGCAAACAAAATTAAAAGGAGAATTGAAATCAACTGTTATCAATAATTTTATAATGAGAAGTAATTATTGGGATGATAAGTCATTAGGTGAAACTGATCAAAATATATCACTTGATTATCAAATTAAATCATCAATCTTATTGCAAATAGGAAATAAACTTAAAGACGATAAATTTTTAAATTGTATTATCAAAGAATTAAAACAATTTTTCAATAATATAATAGATGAATAGTGAAAAAATAAAAAGAGAAATAACACATTTTATAGGAAATAATAAACATTATAATAATTATTTGAGATCTTTGAATAATGTTAAGATTTATTCGAAAGGTTTAATAACTTTTTATGTTTTGACAGATGATTTAGAAATTATAATAAAGAAATATGAGAAAGAAATATTGAAAAATTTAGACAGAGTTCATAAATTTACAAATAATAGTTATTATAATATTTATTTGTGTTTATCCCCTTTTCAAAAGAAATTTAATATGAATTCTAAAATACCATTATCAAAATTTAATATAAATAGTGCATTTACTTATCTAAATAGACCTGAAATTTATATAATGCGAAAAGAAGAAATGGGGAAAGTTTTATTTCACGAAATTATTCATCATATTCCAGAAATACATTCTCAATTTAAAGAAAGTAATATTAAAAGACTTAAAGAACATTTTAATATAAAGACTTTAAACATTGATCCTAATGAAGCGATTGTTGAATTTTGGGCAACTTTAATGTTTTTAAAAGAAATCAGTCAGGAAACTCAAAGAGACTTCTATGAATTATATTTAGAAGAATTGGAATATTCATTATACAAATCATATCAAATATTCAAATTACAAAAAGAAAATAATCATAAATGGTTTGATTATACAAATGCTTATTGTTATATAATCTTTAAAACCATTATAATGTATAATTTACCAGAATTTCAAAATATTTATACATTCCCTTATAATGTTGATGCAATAACTGAATTTTTAATTCAATATTCACATTTGCCATTACCTATAACATCAAATCCAACAACAAAACGACCAGATAATTCTTTATGTTTTATGGTAAATAGTGATTGTTAGTTATTTTTATTTTTATTAACTCAAATTTAAAAGATATAGACATTGATTTATATTTCCCATCATTTCATCAATAATATTCTGAAGTTCAGTAGCTTTATTTAAAGAAGTTCTTATTTTTTTAATATTTTCATTTTGTTTTTGAAGATATGCATTAAGATTTGTGCAATCGCTTGTTGCGGTCATTGTAATCATAAATTTATCAATTGGCTGAAGTTCAAATTTACCAATATAAACTTCCATAAATTTATCAATATTTTCTGATAATGATGAATGTAATTTATCTAATGCTATATGAGCAGCATAAGTCTTAACAGACCAATGAAATAATTTAATTTGTCCCAATAAACCCAAAAAATATTCGCTCTGATTATTCATTATATATAAGGAGAAAGATTATTTATTTTTATATATCTTTCTGGTTTTATCTAAAATTTGAAGTAAGGCGTTTTCATATTCTTCTCTTTCATTTGAAGAAAATTTTAATGATAAATATTCATTTGATATTATATGATATTCCATTCTCAATAATAATTCTATCAATATTCCTCGATGAATTTGATTATTATATTGAAAATCATAATCTGCAATTTTAGAAGTTCCAATATTATATAATTTCTCACTTATTTTTGATTTTTCAATTTTTGATAATTTTTTATTATTTGTTAATTTTTTAATTAAATATTTAGTTGGAATTTCTATTTATGTATCAACATAAATAGAATTAATTATTGTTGGTTTTATCATTTCTTTATATTCCTTTTTTTGAATTGCTTTTTCTGCTTTTTTTGCAATCAATTTAAATTTATTTAAATTTATTTTGTCTTTACATACATTAGCAAATAATTGTATAGATTTATTATTATTATAATTAATTCTTATTGAAATACCATAATAATGAATGTCTCTATTTAGATTTTCAAAATCAGCATAACAAGGATAGCCCAATATTTTTCCGAAATTGTTAGCAGATAATTTTCTTATATTTGTATATTTTTGTTTAGATACTATAACTCCTCCATCATAGTTTTCATATATTAAATTTGGAAAAAGTTTTTTAATTGATTTAATAATTGATCCATCTTCAATATATACTGCAGAACGCACTTTTTTATTCACTAAAATTACATTTATAAGATAACTAAAAAAAATGGGTCCATATTCTTTATAAAAGAAAATATTAATAATATTAAATATAACTGATGTCAATTGAAGATATTAATTATTTGCGAGATAATAGCATAAAACAGACAATGGTAGTTTTAATTGATAGTAAAACAAGAGATTTTGAATTATATCCAGATCCTAATAATTATTCTATTAATTTTAATACTCCTTTTAAGAATGTTATAGGATTTGATATTATTGATACTAGTGTTCCTAGAACAATGTATTCAATTGATAAATATAACAATACATTATATTATTATATTCATACTGATACATCAACTTCAATAGATGATTTTATCAATAATAAAATTAATATTAATGCTATAAATTATGATCCAACTTATAATGGAAAATTTAAATTATTTACATTAACACCCGGTGATTATTCTTTGCCAACTTTTATTGAACATTTTAATGAAGAAATTAAAACTTTTATTAATAATAGTGCAGTTTTATTAGAAGCATCTGGTTTAACACAACCAACAGAATTAACAGATGTAATTCAATTTAATTGCAATTTTCCTTTTATTTTTAATATGTATGATAGCACCTTAGCAGAAACATTAGGATTTAATCTTCTTGTAAAAAAAGAATTTCATAATATAAAATATTCATATTATAATAAATTAACATCAAAAAATGCTATTTTAGATGAGAATAATAATGTAATAAAATACAGCAATATTATGCAGTCGATGAGATTATATATAAGTTTTTTTAATAATAGTGATGCTTTTTATAAAAAATATAATATTGATACTCGTTTTAATAATCATTTAATATCTCCTGGAATGGTTTGTTTTACTGGTGAAAAATATATCGTTATTAGATCACCAGAAATTGAAGAATATTCATTCGGATCATTATCATATACAAATAATAATCTTGGTATAGCTAAAATACGAACAAATAGTTTAGGTTTTAATGATGAAAGATTGTATATCACTAAAATCCCAATTCGTGAATTTCACCCTGTTGGGAAATTGTCAAAATTAACATTTCGTTTTGAAACAAATACTGGAAATTTATATGATTTTAAAGGAGTTAATCACAATTTGACATTAGCTATTTATTATTATGAACCTAAATTTACAAATGATAGATTTAATTCAATCTTAAATCCTAATTATACCATCAATTTTAATGAATATAAATATACAAATGCAGAACAAGAGATTATTAACGAAAATGATGAAGACGAAGATGATATAACAGATAATATAAATGAAAATTTTTCAAGAGATAATATTAATATCTATAGAAAAATGGAACAAAAATATAATTATGGTTTGAATTAAGATTATTATTTTACATTTTTAAATTTTTCTATATAATCTAACATCTTTTCTAAATTTTCACGCTTGAATATATCCTTATCAATTAAATCTTGCATATCTTCATCTTTCATTGTTCCATTTTTTAATTTATCAAAAATATCTTTTTCAAATGGTGGTAATTCAGCAGTTTCAGTTTTTGGAGGTGGAGGTGAGAATGGTTGTGGAGTTGTTTCATTTTTTTGTTGCTCTTCATCTCCTGCATTTGTAAAACGCTCAAGATGTCGATATTTCTTAAATTGACATCCAAATATTATTATAAATAATATTGATAGTGCTAAAACTACTGATATTAAATTTAATATATTATCATAATATCCCATTGTTCTATCTATATTAAAAAAATATATTAATTCTTTAATATAGATAATGACCGAATTAAATATAGCTTATTCTTATAATGGAAATGACATGGGGGAAGAAAACACAATGGCTAATTATGAACCTGAAAGTTATCAAAATCAACCTCAACAACAACAGCAACCACAACAGCAACCACAACAACAACCCCAACAACAGCCCCAGTCCCAGCCTCAACCACAATCACAACCCCCTCCTATAATTTACTATCAGCCGCAACAACAAGCACCACAACCTCGAAAAGCTGTTCCTGTTCAACAAAGAGCACCTGAATATTCATTTTGGGATCGTATGATGCTTTCTCGAAATGATGTCTTTAAATTAATATTATTGTCTTTTGTTGTTGTTTTAGGTATTTCAATTGAAAAATTAGGCAGTCATTATATAAATACTTATTTAAATGATAATATTCTATCATCAGTTCAGGAATTTATTATTCGTTTAAGTTATCCATTATTAATATTTATATTTTTATGGATAATTAAATCATTATAAATTAGATAATGAGTTTTGCAAAATTATATGAATATATTAAACCATTGATTGATATTTATATTTATAAATATTTTGGTGAAAAAAGAGAATTCTTTTTTGAAATGTTCAAACTTCTTGAAAGTAAAGCAATTGAAAGTGCAAGAGAAAAATCTACTATAAAATTTGAAACTTGTCAAATGGTATATAAATTATATTATTATACAATCTTCTTATTTTTTATTATATTGATAATTTGGATTGTTTATTATACCTTACATTTAAATGCTATGGCTCTTTCCTATAATATGGGATTGTTATTTAAAGATCAAATAAAATTGAAAGATATTCTTGCATTCAGACAAATAGATAATCTAATTTATATCACTGATAATTTTTCTTTTGATTATATCTTATTCATTTATTTATTCTTAGTTATATTAATACTTGGTATCGCATATTATTTCAATTTCATCATCAATATTCCCGAAGTATATAGAGAATTTAATTTACTTTTACCATTATTATTATTGATAGTAGTTATTGGTATTTTCTATTACTTTTATAATTATACATTTCTAAATTTATTATCAAAAAGAGCAAATACTCTTAAAAATCTATTTTATGATAATATCAATAAAGAATTTATAACAAATCATAAGCTATGCAATTATATTAATAAAAAAGATAAATTTGATGATTATTTTGTTATTGATAAATGTAATGATATAAAATCAAATTTTAGTCTCAAAAAATTATTCGCATATTTAACGGATATTATGAATGAAGTTTATAATCAAGATAATTCAATAACCTTAGAAAAATTTAAGACACTTCAAGATAAAAATGGTGTTTTGTATAAAGATAAATTAAGTTCCGCATTCTTCACCTTTGTTTTAATTCGCTATTATATTGATAATAATCTAATTGAAGATGCAACAGAATTATTTTCAACTGATAATTTAAATTCACTTTTAACTAGAATTAATCCTATTTTATCCTTAAATTATGATTCTCTCATTTTTGCATCTTCAAATGGACTAACTTATGACATGCCACAAATGCAAAAAGCATTCAATAATAACAAAGACATTTATAATTATGTCTATAATGATTTCTATAATAATAATTCACAAATTCAAGAATTTATAATAGATATCTATAACATTTGCAAATATAAAATGATATCAGTCTATGACTATTATATTATCATTGGTATGATTATTTTTTGTATTATAATATACTATTTTATTCATCATTATTATTATCCTGATAAAAAATAAATATTTATCAATTAAAGAAAGATAATAATAATGTCTGTTGTTA